CCTTTTCGCCGTTCACAAAAGCCTGCATTTCACCGTTGCGGATGACCAGCTCAAGTCGGACGTAATCATCAACACCGACACCAGAGTTGGCGGCAGTGTTCACTTTCACAGCATCGGCAGAGCCGGATGCAGTGCTAGAGGCAGCAGGTGAACCAACCACAGACATAAAGCCAGCGGTAGGTTGTGCCAAGTCAGAAGTGTTGTCAGCCGAGCAGGATGTGAATCCAACCAGACCAATGTCACTCAACTTGCTTGATGCAATCACAGTGTTGTCTTCTTCGGCAAGGCCGACGAACATTTCATCTGTGAACAAGGTAGTTCCGGCAGTTGTTGCGAAACGAACCCGTGCCTCAAAGAAAAGGTCGCTGGCTTCGTCAAGAACGATGCCAGAGTCCATTTGCATTTGGACACCTTGTGCAGCAGTGTCAGCACCAGCGTCAAACAACAGGCAACCACCGTGCGACGAAGTGGTAGTGTCAATGGTGACAGTACCGGACGTTGCGTTGGTGATATCGACTGACTCAGCGTCAGCGATGTTGTATGCGCCTACGAAGTCCTCAAACAACTGGAATTGTCGTTGAGGGTTGATGATGGGGAACGAAAAGCCCCCAGCCATTCCAGAATCATAACGTACAGGCATTAATCATTCCTTCCTTATACCGTTTCCAGACGGAAGAGACGACGGCGATCGGTACACATGTAGTTCAAAGTGCAGTCAACGAAGACTTGGAACGTGGTGTGTTGACCGGGAACAGTGTTCGGTCCCTCTTCCTTCATCCATTCACCGGACAGGAAGACAGGCTTGAGAACACCCCAGTTGATGCCGTAGATCGGGTTAGTAGTTTCTGCGTCCAGTTTAGGAACATAGACAACAGGGTTTTGACGGAAAGACAAAAGACCGTCCTTGGATGCAACGTCGTTGCCAAGGTTGTCGTTTTGTGCTTCGAGGACTTCTTCCAATCGACCAATCACGGCATAGTTGGTGTAGTAGCCGTAGTTGTTGCCGGTGTTGTAAGAAGCGTGTGGAACAGGAGACTTGAAGTTGGTGAAGACAGCAGCCTTACGCCACTTACGAATCAAATCAGTCTTGTTGATTTGGTCGTAGTCAGCGACGTAGTTTCGCCATCCAGAGAACTTCTCAAGGTCAGAGTCGATACCTGCGGTGTCGGAGAAGCCCGATGGGTTCTTACCGAGGAATCCTTCTTGACCGTTGGTTGGAGCCTGAATCCAGTGTGGAATGCCAAAAGGCTTAAGACTGTCGCTGGAAGCAGATGGGGAAGACCAAAGGTTGGTTTCCATCAATTCAGCCAGAGACAACATCGCGTCGGCACGACGGGTCTTCACCAGTTCCACGATGCGAGCCGGGTTGGCGTTCATCTGGATTTCACGACGCTCGAAAGCGTAGTTGGTGGTGCAGTGTCGCCACGGAATGTTTGCCGTGGTCATAATGTCTGCGATGTTTACATTGTCAGATTCGTACAGACCGACGTTCTTTGCAGCGTCGGATTGAGCGAACATAACGTTCCACTGAATCCCGTGACCGGATTGATACTGAACCTTGTACTTCTGAAGAATGTTGGGAAGTGCGACATAATCCGTGAGGGTTGACGCAATTTCCGTAAACTTCAACCGCCCAAGATCCCGAAGGGTCACAGTAATCAGATCAGCAATTTGTGCGGCTTGCAGTGCCATGCTATTACCTCATACTTAGGGGTTTAGAAATCCTGCGGATCGTCAATCCCGTTCAGCAATCCAGACTGCTCCATATACGATCTCACCGATTGCTTCGCAGCCGCCTCTGGGGACATGGCTCTTCCGCGTCGTTGAGTCGGGGACGCTGTGAACGCATCGCGGCGACTGTTTATAGCAGCCCGCATTTGTGCTGCTTGAATTTCATCCCGATCTTCGGTAAATGCACTAGCGAGAGCCTTACGCATGAGAACATCCTCAGCAGGCACTTCTCGCCCTGAAGCCTCATATCCGGCTGCAAGGGCATTCATTTCCTCGATCAAGAGGACTCGATTCTCAAGGAACTGACTGTCATCAGACAATTCCTCGGTGGGGCCAGAGCCGAACAGCCCTGAATAACCATTCCCCACCTCTTCAATCATCGTGTCAAACTGAGACTCTGTTTGCTCAATTTGTGCAGATTCTTGCATATTTTCAAAATCACCGAAGACACGCTCAAAATTGGCTAACTTCTCTTCTAGTTTGCCAACCAATCCTTCGACAGCGGCTTTTACCTCGTCTGGCGTGCCTTCAGGCAATTCGTAGTCCAGCGAGAAGTCGGGAGATTCCTCTTCCTCGTCCTCCTCAACCTCTCCCATTTGCCGTTGGGCAATGTCAATGTAGTTTTGAATCGCCTCCAGCGACCCAAGTTGGTCAATATCGTCAGGCTCTAGCCCAACATCCATAGCGGCTTGCAGCAGGTCTTCTACCTCTGGGTCTTCTTCGTAGGACTCCTCTTCACCGTCAGAGTTGCGGTCCTCAATGTAGTCCTCAAGGGCTTCCTGCTGGATGTCATCTTCCGGATCATCAAAATCCAGTTGTTCTTCCATCTGCTGTTCTGGGGTCATCGCCTCTTCGACGATTTCGTCACCTTCACCAGCCTCAATATTTTGTTCTTCAGTCACCGTAGCCACCGTTTCTGTCGTGCATGTTGAAAGCCTTCAGGTGCGCTGCACGGTGCGACCGGCTCGTAAAGATTGCCCGCCCATCTTTGGTGTAGTCAGTGTTGACCCCATGTTTGGCGGCATGTTGTTTCATTTCATTGACCTGTGACGGGTGGCATCCAGCACCTTCAGACATGATTGGCTGTCGCCATACGTCGTTGACATCACTGTGACCACGCATTTCGACATCTACCCGACGTTTGACGGTTTCGCCGTCAAGAACCGGGTTCTTGTCAAATTCCTCCATCTCGGAGATGGTCATAATTTTTTCGATGATTTCGCCGTTTGGCTTTTGGTAGCAATATGTTGGCATTATTCCGCTGGCCTCATAATTGATGCAGCCTCACTGTCTTGCACGCCCTTGCCAGTCAAGAGCAGTCTGCTCATCATCTCGTCTTGTCCTTGACGAGTTGCCCCCGGCTTGTTGATCCGCACAGATTCAGTACGCTTGTTGACATTCTTGGACGCAGCGGCATCTTTCTCTGTGCCGACTGGTGTGCCTTGCTTCGCGTCAATAACCATTTGTCCCAAGTCCTGCAACTGTGTGTACTCGCCGAGCATACTAATCAACTTGCGTACATCGAGAGCAAGACCCTGCTGCTGCATCATCGGCATCAGTGGGTTGATGAACTGGCCCATGATCTGTGTCAATGCCTGCAACTTCATGCCGGGGGTTGATTGCTGGAGACTATGAGGCTGAACATCAATGCTGAAGTTCACAAATTCACCCTCGGACTTGGAACCCTCGTAGACAAAAGGAACCTTGATTGCACCGTTCTTGCCTACCGCCTTTTCGAGTTCCAATTTCACAAACTTATCTTCAAACAAGTGTTGTGCTACCGCCGTGACCGTCTCCTTGACAAAGGAAATAACCTGACTTTGCATGTCCGCAACACGGTTAGACGCTGATTGAGAGATCAGTTTGTCTTGTCCCACGGTGTCAGACTGCGTGCCAAGGCCACCCAAAGCGTCAAGGTTGCCGCCCAGATAGGTAAACAGGGACTTGGTTTGCAACATAAACCCAAGGGTCTGCTGGTCGATACCGCCAAACTTGTATGTCTTGATCGCATCAGGATCGTCAAGGCGAATCATTTCGCCATCAGCAGCGTTTTGCAAGTTTTTGGCATCACCTTCAGCCGAACCACGGAACCCAACGATGTCTTTTTGCCGCTCTGCCTGCCGCCCCAGTTTACGGAACAAGGTGTTAGACAGTTCGTGCATGTCAATGAGTGTGGCAACAGGAGCCAGAGGCATGGTGTTCCCCGGTACATCGGAGAACTGCAAGAAGTGATATGGCCCTTCAATCGGGCCGTTGTAATCAACCTGACGAATCAAATGGTGTGGTGCGCCTGAATCATCGGCTGCAAAGGTTAGGATTTTCCCTTCTTGCGGCAACCACATTTCCCACAACTCTGCATACTCATACGCTTCGTCCTTGTCGAAAGACGTTTCATTTCCGAGGCTAAACGTTTTCGGGTCGCCCGTTTCATTGCTTCTACTTCTCCGTACTGCTTGGATCTTGTCTGTGTCTTCGTAAAGGTCTGAATCTCGCACTGCGTGGAGAGGCAAACGGAACCTGTTGCCCATAAAGGCACACTCCGTCATTTCCTGTGCGTTCATGTCGTGAACCCAATCATCTAGGCCAACACACTCAGCGTAAGGCTGGCCTGAACGGGTCAGGAATCCACGAATAGGCTGGTTCGGCTCACTTACCCCAACTTTGACAATGCCCATCGAGAACAAAGCGTCAACTGTTGCCTGACGCAGCGTTTGCTCAAAGTTCATCTCACCAAGCAGGTGGTTGACCGCCAGTTCAAACTCTTTCGCAAAGATGCGAAGTTCACGCTGGCGGGTGCTAATGGTCATGGCTGGTCGCCGTGAAGCCAACTGACGGGAGTAGATGTTGATTGCCAACTCAATAAAGTTGACCGGCACACGGTCGGGCGCACCCTGATCGGAGTAGTTGCGACCGACATACTCACGCAGAGCAGCCAGACGGCGAACCCGATAAGGCTCAAGCCGCCTTCTGCTGTGGCTAACTGCGCTTTTGAGTCGGGTGATATCTACATTACCGACTTTTACCATTGTGTTTTCTCAACCTTCTTTTGTTTACGCTCTTTACGTCGATAGGCCATAGTGCCGTACTCAGGCCCATTGTTCTCTTTTATCATCGGATCGGGGGCCACATTGGTTAATTTAGCCGCCAAAGCGTCTGCAATCACCCTGTCCCCGTGGTTATCTTTGGCCCCAGATGGGTCGTTTCCAAACCGTGACCGACTGTGAACCACTCCCCCAGCCTGACTAAACACATATTCGCGGCACTCTTTGAGGGCTGATCGACTGTGATTTACAAAGTCTCCGTTGGACAGCATTCGTCGATAGTTGCCCAGAAGGGCCACCTTCTCTTCTCTGCTGCTGTACCACCCCGGTATAGAGGTGGTCTTGGATGTAATCGACTTGTCATTCCGGCGGAAGTAGATGTTGCCGTACCCCAACTCCATAACCACATCGCCAAAAATGCGACCGGGACCGTTGGCCTCCCAGATTAGGTGCGCCCCAATCTCTGACTTGCCTTTGAACATGCGGCAAAGGGCAACAACAGTGCGGGCGAACTGGTCAGGCCGCATGTCTGGAGTACAGAACTCTGCGACCTTCTCTCCATCTCTCCGCCTTACGAC